GCAGACAAGAACCTTGGAATCAGTCAGATTATTTGAAGCAAGTATTGTGTCTTTTCCCGCCTACTCTGCAACAACCGCAACAGTTCGGTCAGCTACGACAATCAACCCAGATCAACTTGCTGAGGCACTTCTAAAGCTAGAGTCAGGCGAGGAACTTGACGAGGCTAACGCTAACTTGATTACTGAGGTGGTCAACAAGCTAAAGGCTCAGCCAGAGGTTGCAGAGGTAATTGACAACGGCCTTGATTTACTAGACCTAAAGAAAAAGCAGTTCGACCTTCTACTGAAAAGGATATAAACATGGCTACCAAAGATGAAATCAAAAATGCAATTCTAAAAGCTGCTGGCAACCCTTCAGTTGGCGTAATCGCTGACATGGCAGATGACCTAGCTAATGCAGTCTTTGAACTAGACAACAAGAACTCATATAACCCAGCCAACGAAGCAAGGGTTATGGATACCAAAGAAACCCGATAGAGTTTCTTTAGCCCCAGCTCGGCCCCCTTTCCTGAGCTGGGGTTTTTTTCTGTCTATAAACTTGTAATAACAGTTGAGTGTAAGCACCGCTGTCCCTGTTGAGTGTCAGCACCGCAGAAATCCATTACAAATCATTTATAGGAGAATCATGTCTGATTTCATTAAGACTCAGATGGATGCCCGCAACAACCTCATCGCACAGGCAAGAGAAGTTCTTGACTTTGCTGAGGCTGAGAAGCGTGGACTATCCGCTGAAGAAAACCAAAAGATTGCTCGTATCGAGGCTGACATTGACCAGGCCGATGCAACAATCGAAACCGCTCGCAAGCTAGCAGATCGTGAAGCTCGTGCTTCTGAAGCTGCTGCTTCATTTACTCCATCAGCACCAGAGGGAAGAAACTCTGACGCTGATATCCTTCGCTCAATCGCTTCTGGCGAAATGCGTGGATACGACTTCGATCGTGAAGCTCGTACTCTAGTACCATCCAGCAATACTGTTGGTCAGTCCTTCTATGACCAAGTGTTCGCAATCGCTCAGCTAGTTGGCCCAATGCTAACTGTGTCTGAGGTATTCAACACAACCTCTGGTGAAAACCTAGTAATCCCAACTGTTACCGCTACTTCAACCTCTGGTTCAGTAGCAGCAGCAGGAACTATCTCCGAGAGCAACCCAACCTTCTCATCCATCACTCTTGGTGCTGAGAAATACGGCGCACTTGTACAGGTAGCTCAGGAACTAGTAACAGATGCCGGATTCAACATCACTAGCTATATTGCACAACAGCTCGGTACATCTTTGGGTCTACAGGCTAACTCTGTTCTAACCACAAAGCTATCCGCAGCCGCTGGCTCGGTAGTAACCGGTGGAACTGGTGTATCAGGTGCTGCTTCATACGAAAACCTAATTGACTTGGTTTACGGCATTGCAGACGGTGCAAGAGTACTGCCAGGACTTGGATTCCAAATGTCGAAGTCTGGTATCGCAGCAGCTCGCAAGCTAAAGGATGGCGCAGGAAACTACATCTGGACCAACTCAGCAGTACCGGGACAGCCAGCAACCTTGCTTGGCTACCCAGTATATGAAAACCCCGCGATTGCGTCAGTGGGCACCGGAACCAAGAGCGTGCTCTTTGGACACCAGCCATCATTTAAGGTAAGAGTTGCAGGTGGAATTCGTGTTGACCAGTCAGCAGATTTCGCTTTCAACACAGACACCGTAACTTACAGAGGTCTAATTAGACTTGACGGTGGATTAACCCACGCTACCCATATTGGGTACTTCAAGGGTGGCGCAAGCTAAGCCCTTAGCACAAAAGCTGATAGACCCCAAGCGTGTAGGTTCGCTTGGGGTCTATCTTTTTGCTATCCTTATCAGACGAGAGAAAGAACCTACATGACAAAAAAGATAAAAGGGACAGTTTCAGTCTTTTCCAACTCACCTGGACAACCAACAGGATACGGACAGGCAACCGAGGCACTTGTAAAGTTACTGAAGCGTGACGGAGCTGATGTTGCTTCACTTTCCAACTACGGCAACGAAGGTGTCAACACAACCTACGACACAGGATTCGGTGAGATACCTGTTTACGCAAGAGGCAATGATGCTTATTCAAACGATGTTGCCCCAGCACATCACAAGCATTGGAAAGCTCTAAACCCTGACCAGCCTGATCTACTGATTACGCTTTACGATGTTTGGGTACTAAACAATAAAGCCTATGACTCAATCCCTATTGCAAGTTGGACACCTATTGACCACAACCCTGTCCCACCAGGAGTTCTGAAGTGGCTACAAAAAGAAAATGTCACACCTTTAGCTATGAGCAAGTTTGGTTTATCTCAGATTGAGAATGTAGGGGTAAAGGGTCACTATGTACCTCACAGCATTGACACCAAAGTATTTAGTCAGACCGACAACATCAAGGGTCAGCCAATAGCCGAGTTTATGGGCTTTGAGGATGGTCGCTTTGTAGTCGGTATGAACGCAGCCAACAAGTCATCTGGAATCTTGCACCGCAAGGCTTACTCAGAGAACTTCATGGCTTTTGCTTTGTTTGCTCGCAAGCACCCAGACGCTATGCTGTATGTTCACGCAGACGCAAGCTCTCAGCATGGTTGGAACTTGGTTGCGTATGCTCAGTTACTCGGTATTCCAACTGACAACCTAACCTTTCCTGACCCACTTGCTTACCGATACGGAATGTCGCAGGAAACCCTAGCTGGCATCTACTCATCTTGGGATGTAATGCTGGCAACCAGCTACGGAGAAGGTTTCGGTATTCCAACAATCGAAGCTCAAGCCTGTGGTGTACCTGTTATTGTCAGCAACTTTACTGCCAGCCCAGAGTTAGTCGGAGATGGTTGGACTGTTAGTGGTCAGCCGCTTTACGACCCTTCGCAACACTCTTTTTGGAATGTTCCATCAGTTCCAGAAATAGTAGAAGCTTTGGAACAAGCCTACGCAAGAGGCAAAGGCAAGTCAGCTAAGGCTGTCGAGTTTGCTCAAGCTTATGACCATGAAAAGGTTTGGCAAGAGAACTGGATGCCTGTACTTACTGACCTGTTGAAATAATGCTTGTAGTAATCGGTTCATCGCCCGATAGACAAGAGTGGCTTGCAGACTGCTCAGCTTCAATCAAGCGCGAACACATAGCTGTTGTCAATACTGGCTATGAGCTTGGCAAAATGCGCTGGGTTATGGAAAACACCACAGCCGATAGGTTTCTCTTTCTGCAAGACTCTTGGCAAATCAAGGATGACCGATTTTGGACTTTACTAGATGGACTATCCGGCTCAGTAGCTATAACCGATGACCCTTACTTTTACGGCTGTTATGCAGGTGTTTACGAGCGATGGGTGATTGACAAAATAGGCATCCCTGTAATGGCTGACAAGGCGGATGCGATACGGAACGAGATAACTTGGCATGAGGACTATTGCAAGACTGTCGGTGACTTGACTGTTCTATTCCCTGAGCTAAAAGATAGCAACGCCACTCGACAGGTAGAGCTGTATGGTCGAACGAATTTAGTGCTAGAAAATGACTACATCGTAAAGTACAAGGGAACATGGCAATAATGGAAAACCTAATAGTCCCAGTCCTCAATCGCTATGACCTACTTCAGAGGATGCTCAACAGCGTGGATGTCCCAGTTGACCACCTACTTGTTATAGACAATGGCGCTTCGGTTATGGCTGAACCGCTAGAGCTAAAGCTCGGAGATAACTTTGCCAAGTTCACACACTTACGGATGCCAGCCAATCTTGGAGTTGCTGGATCGTGGAACTTAGGCATCAAGTCTTTTCCATACGCCGAGCGTTGGTTTATAGTCAGCAACGATGTTGTCTTTGGCCCTGGTGCATTAGCTAAGTTGGCAGGGGCAAACAGAGATGAAATAACCCTGACAGGTGCAGCACCTCATTGGCAAGCTTTTGCTTTAGGTGATGAGGCTGTAAGCAATTTGGGGCTATTCGATGAGTGTGGGTTCTTTCCTGCATACTTTGAGGACAACGATTACATGAGGCGAGCTGAGTTTGCTGGCGTAAATGTTCGCAGGGTGGAACTTGAGCTAAGCCACGACAACAGCTCGACTATCAAGGCTGGCTATCAACATAAAAACGATAAAACCTTCTTTTGCAACCAAAGACTGCATGAGGCTAAGATTGCCAATAACGATTACACCGCTGGTGTTTATTCATTAGACATCAGACGAGAGAACGGCTGGGAATGAATTTAGTTTACACAGGTGGAACTTTTGATTTATTCCATGCAGGTCATGTTCGACTCTTGCAACGCTGTGCCGAGTTAGGCGATGTGGTTGTATCCCTAAACACCGATGAGTTTATTG